GAACAGCCCACAATGTCACGAACGGAATCAAACCAAAGTACGGAATTGAAGCCCGCGGACCCAATGCCCTTGGCGTCGAGCACCTCGGGTTGTGGGCCGAGTACGCAACAGCCAAATACCTGAATCTGTACTGGAGCGGCACACTCAACGATTTCAGCGCCAAGGACGTAGGTGGGCTGGTGCAGGTGCGCTCGACGTATCGGTTCCGTGACCGGTCGCTAATCCTGCACGATGCTGACGACGACAATGATCCGTTTGTGGCGGCCGTCGTTGTTGAGCCGACCGTATACCTGCTGGGCTGGTGTTTTGGGAGCGCCGGCAAGATCGAAAAGAACTGGCTCGACCCGACAGGCAAAGACCGCCCGGCGTATTTCGTGCCAAATAAATCGCTGTACCCAATGCACACGCTGAAAGAGCACGTTCACGCCACGCTGCTGGACGTGTCAATTCGTGCGGCGGAGATTCGCAAGCACGTTGCCGACGAGGCTGCGTGTGTAGCGACCGCATAAACCCGAACGGAGGCTGACGGTTGAGTTACGGAAGAATTAACCCTAGGAGATTGCTATGACAGGCGCATATCTGATGGCCGAGCGAAACGGAGAACGGAAACCCGTCGAGGTTGAGTTCCTGACAGACGAAGAGATCGACAAGAAGTTCTTGTCTCGTACGCCAGAGGAACTGGTTTCGTGGTTGAAGTTGCTGTGCAAGGCGCTGCGAAACATCGACCCGCTGCTGAAAGATCTGGAGCGAGATGGAATTATTCAACTCGCGCCGGACCCGGCCGCGCCACCGGAAACGCCTGAAGCACTGTGAGCGCCTCTGCCGCCAAGTACGGCGCCGGCGACCGGGTTATCGTCAAAATCGGCGACCGCCCGGAAATCGTATTTAAAGTGCTGGCTGTGACGCATCGAGACAAACCGTATTACCAGTTTGACTGGGCTGAACACGGTTACTCCGCGCAATTAAACACAGTTAACATTCCTGAAACTACGATTAGACGCGCAGCAAGTTAACAGCATCCGATATAATGAGTGGGCACGGAGGCCCGCCATGTTCGAAGTTAACAAAATGTCGGCCACGGAGTTGAAGTTCATACAGACGTATGTAACGGCCCTTCGTCGAGATTACTGGACGCTTCAGACGGCTATGGAGTTGATGAAGCCGGATCAGTTAGGGGTCACAAGCATTGTGCGGGCGGCGGAACTCGCCAAAGCCGTGCAGCACATGCACGCCGAGTTCGAATCGACCATCAATGCGCTGGCCTCGACAGACAGGTTTTTTCGGCGTAAAACGGTTCCACGGCCGACGCTTGACGAACTGGGTGACCTGTTTGCCCTGTCGTTTTTCAAGGTCGTCACGACGGTCAAGGCCGGCAAAGAAGCCCTGTCCAAGCACGATGACGGCTGGTTCAGCGGCGACCCGTATGCGTGGCAAAACGTATTCGACAATTTGCAGAAAAATCCGCCGTTCAACTCCTTGGTGACAGACTGCTTAAAAGCGCTGGCCAAGATGTTCCCGGAAATGAAAGGTCTCTACTTAGGCGACACGCCCGACTACGACGCGCCGCTTAATTTCTGGCCGGGTAAGCAATCAAACTACGCCGACCCGGACGATGATGACGAGTGGTATGACGTAGACGAAAATTAGGAGGTTCAGTGAAACCGCTGTTTGTGTTCTGTGCTGACCTGCACCTTGAAGACGGTGCTTGGTCGACACGGCCCGGCATCTATGGCGATGCCTACTACAGTTTCCAGCAAATCATTGATTACTGTATTGAGCACGATATGCCGCTGGTTATGGGCGGCGATATTCTCGAAAAGAAACAAAACCTTGCCCGGCCTATTGCCAAGTTGTGCGAAGGTCTAACGCGGATGCAGCATCGTGGCGTGCCCGTGTACTATATTCAGGGCAACCACGAGTTTGACCGCAACGCTCCGTGGCTGAGCGTGCATCCATGGCCCATCTACATGCACGAGGCCAGTTTTGATATCAATGGCGCCAAGGTATGCGGCTTTGACTGGCTGCCCCGTGGTGACATTCAAGAAGCGTTTACGCGCGTGCCGCAGGATACAGATATCTTAATTACCCATCAGGTCTGGAAAGACTTCATGGGGAATCTTGGTCGCACAGACTGCGAATTGACAGACGTGCATCATGTGCAGACAGTCTTGGCTGGCGACTTTCATGTCACCAAGACGGTCGAGAGCACGAACGCGCAGGGCAAGCCCATCAAGATGCTGTCGCCCGGCTCGACGTGCATGCAGGATATGGGCGAGAGTCCAGAGAAGTTCTTCTTTGTGATCGGTCGTATTCCGACGACCGGCGAGATTGTCTTTACGCCGCTGCCGTTAAAAACCCGCCGGTTTGTTGGCTATACGGTCAAGGATCAGGATACGCTCGATGACCTGTGTTCCGGCACACTGGCCAAAGACGTACAGGCATTATTGGGTGGCCTTCCTCCCGAGATCGACAAGCCGCTGGTCAGAATCAAGTTCGACAAACGGCTGCCTGACGCGTATCTCAGATTGATGACGGCGGCTGGCGAGTCTGCCCACCTGTTTTGCGACGCCATCAATGACAAGGCGCCCGTCAAGCAAGCGGGTACGCGCTCTACCGCCAAGAACGATTTATTGGCGGCCTTGGCTGATCTCTTGCCTGAAGCCAGCGAGGCGTACAGGCTCGCCGCGGCCATGTTGGGCGCCGAAGATCCCACTAAGGAACTCGATGTACAGTTTTCCAAATTTGTAGAGGACACCAGCGATGCAGTTGTTGAAACTGGAAGTCCGGAACTGGGTGCATCACCGCTTTCGGGTGTGTGAATTCACTCGCGGCCTCGTGGCCATTCTGGGCGAGAACGGTTCGGGCAAGAGCAGTTTATTTGGTGCAATTCGGTGGGCACTGACCGGCGAGAATCCCAACTTTGGCGTAAAAACTGACAACATCAGTCAGTACGCCAAAGAGGGCGAGCCGTCTTACGTGTCTCTTGAGTTTGAGCACAACGGCCATATTGCGGTCGTGACCCGGCACCTGCTTCCTGAGAAAGAACAGTCGGTGTTGACCGTGGACGGCGTAGAGGCTGGCCGCGGCGACAAGTCTGTGACGGCCGGCGTCGAGAAACTCTTGGGCGTGGACTCCAAGTTCATCAGCCGGTTCATCATTGTCGGGCAGACGGACATCTTTTCGTTCATCGACGACAACCAGACCGACACCGACAAGTTTTTCCAGCGGCTGTTCAATACAGCCAAGGCGGACAAGTGTCAGGACGTGCTGGGTAAGAACCTGAACAAGATCACGATTCCCGAGATCCTCAAAACGTCTGGGCAACTGTCGGCCGAGAAAGAAACGTTAGAGCAGGCGATTGAGGATCTGCTGTTGAAATTTGACGGACTTCCAACGTTCGATGATTTCTTGCGGGCGCAGCGCGTCGATCAAGCCACGATTAACGAATGGGAGAAACGAGAAAAAGCCGGGCAGGAATTGGTCAAAATTACGCACCAAGAGAAAGAGTATGAGAAACAACTGGCGGCTGTTGAATCCGACTCCCAGCAGCATGCTGAGGATTTCGCCGCGCTTGTCGACATCACCAGCGGGCGAGAAGCCGCTCACGCCGCTGCGCGTAGCGCTCTCGGCCATTGGCAGAGTTACAAGAGCGTGGCGAAGGCTAAGGCTGAATTGCAGGTCAGTCGGGAAGCCATTAGCACAAAACGGCTGAACAACCCGCAGCCGCCGGCTATCGCAGCCAGTGTGATTCCGGACATTCTCGGCCGACTTGCAAACCTGAAGAAACAACTCAAGGAGATGCAGGCGTTTGTCGAGTTGTTCGTTGTCGAGGGTCACGCGCATTGTCCAACGTGTCACACGCCCACAACAGACCTTGCGGGTCATCTCACGAAGACCCAAGACGTCGACATCCCCGCGGTCACTGATCTGATTGCAGCCGCGGAGAAATCGTTGGCAGAGCATCAGGCCCAAGATGCCGCGTACAAAGCGTGGGAGAAACTGGATCGCGATTTAACAGTCCGCGAACAGCAACTCACCGAGGCTGAGGAAAAGTTGGTCGCAGTTCCGCCGCCGCCGAACAGCGAAGATGAACTGACGCAGACTGTCAATGAGTTCGGCGAGTTTCAGAAGGTCAAGGCGGAACTGGAGCCACTGGTTCGGCAGGCCACTGAAAAGAAGGCCAAGTTGTCTGGACTGCTGGCTGGGCTGAAAGATCGCAAAGAGCAACTGCACGAAGAAATTGCTGGTATTTCGGCCACCGAGTCCGACGCGCACATGGCAACGGTTCGGCTTAACAAACTGCGGGATCAGTACGCAGCACGGCAGGAATTAGAGCGGCAGAAAACGCAATTGGATTTTGACTGTCAGAGGTTAGAGGAACAGCGCGTTTTAGCCTGCCAGCAAGAGCATCAGGCGGTTCGACTGCGGGAATGGACGACTGTTGCCGAGCAGGCACGCGAGGCACTGAAGAACGCCCCGCGGCTCGTGGCGCAGCGTAACCTGCAGAAACTCGAAGCGGCTATTAATGAGTTGCTGCAGATCTTTGCTGTGAATTTTGTTGTCCGGGTACCGACAGAGGGTTCACCCACATTCGTGGCGGAGTTCTTTGACGGCCGCCGGCAAGTAGCCCAACGACTTTCAATTGGGCAAAAGACGGTATTGGCGTTGGCTTTTCGGGTTGCTGTTAACGCCATGTTTGCGGAAGAGATCGGGCTATTGGCGCTGGATGAACCTACGGCTTCGTTGGATGCCGCTCGTATTCATGCTCTGGCACCTGTGTTGGAACGGTTGCGTGATTTGTCAACAGCCAAGGGGCTGCAATGTTTACTTGTGACACACGCGGCTAATCTGTCACACTTGTTTGAGTCGGCAATCGAGTTGGAAGCCCCGGAGTTACGGCATGTTCAGCAATCACGATGAAGTCACGATAAAACTCCATACAGCAAACAACGGTCACGTCTGGTATTCAAAGGGAATCGGCCCCGCGTCTGATTCCGGCCAGATCGTAGACGAGTTTATGCTGTCACCGGTGATCGCCGGCATGGGGTTGCAGATTCGCGTGCTCGGCATGCCGCAGAATGCCGAACTGATTTCTGCCTTGTACCTGCGCAGGCACAAGGGAGAGGTCAGGGCCGTCGAGGTGGCTGGGCCGCAAGTGCTGACAGCCGATGACACGGCAGAGCCAAAACTCGTGCTGCTTAAAATGCGGGCAATTACGCTTGCCGCGGCTTGCGGCGGCTGGCACCCGGTTTCTATGCTGGACTACCCGACATACGCCATGATGGCGCGCATGCTTCGGACGAACTTTGTGTTCGACGAGACGGCAAATACGTATTACCACCTGCACCCGGCGTATCGAGCACTGTCGTTTATCCCGACAATTTCTCCGGCTGAGGTGGCTAAATTATTAACAGCAATTATAGATCCGCGCTGGTACGTCGATTTGCGGCTGCCGGAGCGGACATCGAAGATAGAACTGTATTTGGGTCTGACGCCCAAAATCCAAGCCCGCGTTTCTGACCCGGCACAGATTCTTAAACGAGCCCGTGAGTTCCGCTGCGCCAATGTTCTAGCCTGCTGGAAGACGGTCGATCCAGACACCGTCGATTTGGCTGCGCCGGCTAATTTCCTGTACCGCATTTACCGAGTCGCGGGCGGCGGAACAAAGGGCGATTTAAGAGCGTCGCAGGCGTTCGTCCGTTATTTGCGGCATAATTGGTTGGCTGGACTAGAGAACCGACTTGGTGTAAAAGACGGACTCTTTGCCCCCGACCTGTTCTTTAAATCGCCGGTAGAGATTGAGTCATATGCGCAGCATATGGCTACAGCAAAATTGACGTGATATGCAAGAAGTCACTATTACACTGCGGTTCAACCGTGTTTGTCTGGGCGCCGCAAAACGCAAGAAGCACAGTCAGGTCATTTTCTGTTTTGACCGCGACCCCGGAAATCGCGTAATGTTTATGCCGACCGCGTGGCTGGGTGTCATGCGGTACGCTGCCAAGATCGCCAATCGCCACCACGCCGAAGTCAAAAAGATCGACTGGTGCCCTGTGATTGTCGGTACGCCTCGCAACGATTGGCGGCGCACCATCGTCGACCATGCGACCGGGCAGGCAAAAACGCATTACGCACTTCACGAAGCCTTTCGGCCCGGAGACACTATCGTGATCTCCGCTGTCGTGCCGGACGAGATACCGCTCGTCGACTTCGTGCATCTGTTAACGTTGGTTGGAAAATATCGCGGGTTTTCACCTTTCAATAATCCGCAGGAAAAGTATGGGACATTTGAAGTTATTTCAGTCGAACCAGTCGCAGGCCCCGGAAACGACAATGGAAACGAGTC